GGAAGGACTAGAAAAAAACATGGCTAGATATTTATTAAAAATAATATATCATTACTCAACAGCTTTGACTTCATGGTCATGGCAAAAACTATACGGCAACAGAAAGGACGGTTATGGGTATAATAAACGAGATAAGATTTAAACTAGAATTACTCTGGATAGATCACCCACATAAAATTATGTTTGGTCTAGGTTTAATTATAGGTTTATTAATATGAAGTGGAACAAGCTTTACAATTATCCACCTTGTACGAGATCTACAACAGATGGTCTAAGACTCTATGACATTGGTAAAGAAAGATTACCAAGTGTTACAACGATTTTAAAAGCAACTGAATCGGAAGAAAAGAAAGAATCTTTAAACAGGTGGAAAGCTCGGGTGGGCAATGTGGAGGCTGAAAGGATTAGAGATTCATCAGCTGCTAGAGGAACTAATATGCACTTACATTTAGAGAAACATATTTTAGGTGATGGACATTTAGATCTAACACCAGAAGGTGAGATTGCTAAGGCTATGGCAGATACAATTATCGAGAAAGGATTAAAAGATATTGGCGAAGTATGGGGATCAGAGGTAACTTTACATTATCCTGGTAAGTATGCAGGCCAGACAGATTTGGTTGGTGTTTATGACTATGAAGATAGTATAATAGATTTTAAACAATCTAATAAACCTAAGCAAAGACAATGGATTGATGACTATTTTATGCAGTTAGGCGCTTATGCGATGGCTCATAACCAAGTCTACAATACCGACATAACTCAGGGTGTAGTGCTGATGTGCACCCCAGACAACTATTTTCAAAAGTTTACTGTAAGTGGTAAGGAGTTTATTAAATATCAAAATCAGTTTTTAGAAAGGGTTGACAGATACTATGAACAAAAAAATAGTAAGTGAAATAATAAAAAGGCAATACATTATCATGATGGGAGAAGAGAAGTCATTAAGAAAATTGTTACAAGCTGAAACTAATTTAGCTCCAGCAGATCAATTAGACGGACTTTATACTAGAATCGAGCAGCATCTTGGTGTAATATCTCATGCGCAAAATAAGATAATGTTATTACAAGAGATAGCTGAACAGAATGACGAAGGATAAGGACATGTTTAATAAATTACAACAAGAACAACGTGACCTAGATGCGAGCTACAGACAGTCATTACAAAATAAAAAGGAACATGAGACAAGGGACCAGGACCAAGCGTCCAGCGACAAGGGAATTTTAACCTGTAAGGCTAAGAATTGTACAAATTCCTTGTACAAATGGACAAGCAACAGGGATCCAAGGTACTGTGTAGACTGCCTTTAGTGTGATATATATGTCACACATTTACAAAAAGTGAGGTTTTACGGGGTTCATCACCTCCCTATAGTAATTTGAGAATACATGTTTTTGCAAAAAGGGTTTTTCAAAATAGAGGTGATCTGGGGTTGAGGTGATCAGCAAGGAATACCAACGGTTTTAGAGCGTCTAGGGGCTGTGAGGAACTTTTGGGTTCCAAATATAGTAAAAAATTTCTAGAAATGCTATAGGGGTTAAGTTATGATAGGAAGAAACAAAAATTGGTCTGGTCAATCTGATTGGATAAAAGAGTTTAATAAAAAACATAACCCAGGTTTTCATGATGAAGAAAAAAAGCAAAAGAAAAATAAAAAACAAAAAAACCATCCCACTAAATATAAAATCTTTAGGCAACAAGATTGAATCTTACCCATTCGTAGAAATAACGTGGCTTGATATCGAAGGCGATGCGGGTTGGTCTAACACAAAAGATTTAAACAAAGAAAAATTACCGACATGTGTATCTAAAGGATACTTGTTAAGTCAAAGCAAAGGTATCACTAGAATATTTAGTGATTATATCTTATCTAAAGATAACCCTACATTTGAAAACATAGGTAGCACTACAATTATTCCAACTTCTGTAATTCAATCTATTAAGAAAATTAATTAAGCTAAGGGTAATTTAGGTTTGATCTCGTTAGGATCTTGATCTGTCTCTTCTTTTACTTCTAAGATTCTAGAGTTATCATCTACGATATTAGCAATTCTATTGTCTAATTCTTCTTCTGTTAAGTCTTCAACCTTACCTGTTCTGATAATCTTTTGTTCTATGTAAAGACCACCAACTTGACCTCTAGCTTTTTCTGCCACAGTGGCAGCAGAATATGATCTGTCTTTTAATGCTTGATCTCTAATTTTACCGAGCTCAGTTAAATGTCCACCGTAATTGATACCGTATTTTTTATTACGTTCTTCTTTTAATTCTCCAATGTACTTAACAACGTGAGGAAATAATTTTGGATTTTGCAGTCTACTAGCTTCGACTCTTGCTCCCAGTGTATTCTCTGTTTCAGTATTACCACCAGAATAGCCAGCTTCTAATGCACATTCATAGGCGTATTTACGGCCTTCAAAGTACACCAATAACTCTGCGAATTTCATTTGCATGGGAGTAAGCCTTGCTGGTAGCCCTGGCTTCTTTTTCTCTTTTACGTTCATAATTGACAATATAAGTATATTGTCTTATAAAGTCAAACATGAAAGACGAAGATAAAACCTACGAAAATGAGGTTACACATTCTATAAAAGAAGACAGAGGTCAAGGTGATCTTACTCTACTCATTGAAATGTTAACTAAACAAAAACAATTTTTACAAAATAAATGTAGACAAGCTGGTTCTGAGATTAATGAGTTGAAAAGAGATAATACATTATTGTCTTATGATGTTGCTACATTAACCAACAGAATACAGGAGTTAGAAAAGAATGTTAAAAGGTAGAGATTTAATGCCAATCCTAGAAAGATTTCTAGGACCAAAGATGAAAGCAAGTGTAGCTCAAGATGCTCGTGTACAAGTACGAACACCAGACGGAAGATATTTTGATGTTCAATCAATTAATTTAGTTGAAAATAAAATTTTAGGTGCTAGAGAGACACATCGTTTAGTGATAAATACACACCAAGAACTGGCTCCAATGGGTAAACCAAAGCTAATTTTGTAAGCAGCTGTTAGCATCATTACTTGATGAAACCTGAAACAAAATTATGGCATGATCTTAAAAATATTACACCGACTATTTCGTGGACTAGACTTGAAAATACTAGCGTATTGGGTACTCCCGATCTATTGGGGTATAATACTTCTGGCAAGTTTTTCACTGTTGAACTAAAGCTAACATCTGCTAACAAAATTAATCTTTCACCTCATCAAATCAGCTTCCATTTAAGGCATCCACAGAATAGTTTTATCATTGCCAGGCACAGGACTCATGGTGCCTGCAAAATGTTTCCAGGTACTAGTATCCTGCAGCTTGTTGCTTGTGGCTTTAAGTTAGATGAGGCTTGTTGCTTGTCGCTTGAAGCTTGTGGCTTGTATCTTGATTGCTTGTAGCTTGAGGCTTGTAGCTTGTAGCTTGAGGCTTCCTAAATATAGGCGCCTGCGACTTGCGACTTGTTGCTTGTGGCTTGTCGCTTTTATCGTATCTCCATTTCCATTTATGTCTTTGAAAAAACCACATTAGAACCTTTCTAAACTGGCGAGCTTAGTGCTTGCCATAACTTACGTTAGTTATATCTTTATTCCAACAAGCTCGACAGTCAAGACATTTCCCACCCTGAGAAGGTGCCAGGCAGCTGGCGCTTCCATCAGTCACCACCGTTGAGCTATGGGACCAGGCGTTGCCTGCTGTCCCGTCAACCTTCGCAGCGCTTAGTCTTATAATTAAATTTTTTGGCACGTCTGCAGGATCTGGCAGGTATTGCCTTTCTTGAGTCGGTAACCAGTGCTGCGTGTCAGGGGTGAGCTTGCATACTTCTATAATTTTTTGCATATGCTCTGAGCTCTGCAGGTCGCCGGCGTCATGCCATCTAAACCATTTTTGCCGCTTGATTTGTACCGCCATGGCCTGGACCCAGTCAGGATGGGTTATAGCGTCCAGCCGCCTGTATTGTGCTTCTTTTATTGCAGGGTAACGGACATAGTTATTTTTTAAAGCATAGCAGCCGTAACACGGTGAGGTCTTAACCTTCCTGAGCTTGCTGCCTGTTTGACAAGCCCACGCCGGCAAGCTGTAACTAAGGCCAGGCATCTTAGAGGTTCTTGTTAACGACTCAGTTATTTTTTTAGCGTCTTTTACTTTCATTGGTCGACCCGCTGGCCAGCCTGTAGGGTGACAACTTTGTTTTTGTTTTGCGCATTTCATATTTTTATCCTTTCTGTTTTACTATCTTATAA